ATGAGTTCCACTCCGTTGAACGAGGCGATTATCGCCGCCCACGATATGATTGCTGATTTCAAAAAAGAAACGGGTAAAGAAAAAATCAATGCGATTTTCCTAACTGATGGTGGGGCTGACTTGAACCAAAAATACTTCTCTATTGACGAAAATGAAGTAAAAGGCAGGTGGTCTTCACATAAAGAAAAAAAGCATTTTGTGATTCGTGACCGTAAAACGAAACGTATTATCAATGATAACCCCCGTCCGGATCATTCTGGTTTGACTTCTGGTTTGTTATCTAACCTCGCAATTCGACACAAAATCAATGTTATCGGGTTCCATATCACCGATCGAAGAACGATTAATAGTTCTATCAATTATGAATTTGGCTACGGAGACCGAGGTGTGAAAATGAAATCATTCTGTACCAAGAATGGTTATGTAGGGTTGAAAGAGGCTGGTTATAATACTTACTTCCTCGTGAACGATAAGGCATTAGATAAAGCGGCCGAGTTCTGTGAGCCTGACCGAAATGCTGATGGTTCAGTTGCGAAGGGTAAATTACGCACTCAGTTCCGTAAATTTACTTCTGCCCGAAAAGTTAATAAAATGATGCTGAATGAATTTGTGAGTATAGTTGCTTAAAACTAAGGAGAAAAAAATGAAAGACAAAAACTACCAAACAATGATTCCACAATATTACGTTGAAGCCGATCCCGCCACCGGAGAGTGGGTGACTGTTCCCCAGTTTGCCGGAGTGGTCAATCAAGCACGATGGGTCGCGCAGGCTAGTACCCCTACTACCCACTACGACATTTACGAAGCCAAGACAAACAAGTATAAATATCCGCTCGAGGACAACAATAATGAGCTTCTCACGGAGACCCGAGCGATTGAGATTCGGTGGGAGAACCGAACGGCTAAAATGGATCCAGCTTTTCCATCAAGCCGATAATGCAACCCACAAGAATGCGCCTGGGCCGACTATCACGGCCAAGAGACTCCACCTTGAGGGAGAATTGACGGATTCGGTTCAAACACTGTAGTAAAAATACAACAAATGGCAAAAAAAGAGAAAATAATTGAAAAAAGGTTAAAAAAGACTTGACTAATGGCAAAAAACCACGTATAATATGTATTGTTGAGTGAGAAAATATTTAAATTATGTTGAAGGAGTTATAGATTATGAGTAAAAAGAGAGTTTCAATTAATGAGTTCGGTGCCGCAACCAAAGAGTTGTTCGGCACCTTAGACGTTACAAAGGCAAATATGAACACGGTCTCAGCGACTTACAATATTTGCATCCCAACCAAGTGTAAGTATGCTGAAAAAGTTTCAGAGAACCCAGTGACTTACAGGTTGCCAGTTACTGATGAAGTTCCAGCACCCTTGATGCCTGTTGCTGAAACTATTCTGAGGCCAGTTGCTCCTGCTCCCGTTACTGAAACGGCAGTTGAGATGCCTACGCCTACCGCAGCCAGAACTTCTGCGACTGCACTTGATACTACCATTTCATTTATTCCAAAAACTGACAAATCATTTGTCTCTTGGGGTAATGTTACCGACATCAAGCGAATTTTGAAATCTCGCTTGTTCTTCCCGATTTATTTAACGGGTATGAGTGGTAACGGTAAAACATTCGGTATTGAACAAATTTGTGCAATGCTTGGTCGTGAAATGATCCGAGTTAATTTCACCGCTGAAACTGACGAAGATGATTTGTTTGGAGGCTTCCGTCTCGTGAATGGCGAGACTGTCTTCCAATATGGTCCAGTTGTTGAAGCAATGAAACGTGGTGCGGTTTTACTACTTGACGAAGTTGACCTCGGTTCTTCCAAGATTATGGCTCTCCAGTCAGTTCTTGAGGGCAAGGGTTACTTCATTAAGAAACGCGCTGAATGGATTGAGCCTGCTGATGGGTTCACAATCATCGCTACTGCTAATACGAAAGGTAAGGGTTCAGACGATGGTCGCTTTATCGGTACCAACGTGATGAACGAGGCTTTCCTTGACAGATTCTCTGTTACGATGTATCAGTCTTACCCTACAGAGGCTATTGAGAAAAAGATTCTCACGAAAGCCGCTGAAAGTTTCGGTATTGCTAGTGAATCACTCGGCAAGTTTATCCCTAACTTAACAATGTGGGGTGATATCATTCGTAAGACTTTTGAAGAGGGCGGGGTTGACGAAATTATTTCAACTCGCCGACTTGTTGATATCATCAAATCTTACTCAATCTTCGGTGACCGAGGTAAAGCCATCAAGATGGCCATTGAGCGTTTTGATGACGAAACCCGTGAGTCTTTTATGAGTCTCTACGAAAAGATTGATGCTGGTATAGCCACTGACACCGCGTCAGAAGTTACTGACGAAGTAGCCGATGAGAGCGACTGGGATGATAAAGATTCCGATGCGTAAAATGTTGAATACGCCTTGAAACTAGATAACTCCGTGGGGCAGTTTGAGTCCCCTCATTCAACAGCCTCGACCCCTTCCTCTTTTGGGGGTCGAGGTCTTTTTATAATTATGGGCTTCCTGCCGTGATATCACGGCCGTGATAGTACCGAAGAAAATATTATGTTGGAGAATTGAATGAGCGATAACGACTTTGAAGTAAAACCTCCTTTCCCGTGGAAATACGGAGAGGGCCAAATTTTAGATACAATAGAATCCCATCTTAAATCGACTTACTCAAGCCATTACACCAACGACAAGGATGACCTCCAGACAATCGATGTATTTGCATATAGAGGAACACTCGCATCAACCTCTATAGATAACGCCATCAAGTATCTAATGAGATATGGCAAGAAAGATGGCAAGAATGAAAAAGACCTAATCAAGGCAACACACTATCTAATTCTAGCAATGGCGTTTGAGAGAAAACAGGCCGCCAATGCTAAACCGACGGAGTCCGAAAAGACACGTCGCCGACTTGTTGATATCATTAAATCTTAATAAGGGTTGACAAGTATGGTACATCCGTGTATAATTATCATCTAACAATTGAAAATAGGAGTTAGTATATTATGAAATTAAGTGAAAACACGCTTGAGGTATTGAAGAACTTTGCCTCAATCAATCAGTCGATACTCTTTACAGAGGGTAAAGAACTGAACACGGTCTCCGTGCAAAAGAATGTTTTGGCCTCAGCAACGGTGCCAGAAACATTCAAAAGTTCTAATGGTGAAGATTTTGCCATTTATGACCTCAACGAATTTCTGTCGGTTGTGTCATTATTTGACGACCCAGAGATTGAATTCGGTGAGCAATCTGCAACGATTACTTCCGCTAATGGGTCAAACTGTAACTACTGGTTTGCTGATAAGGAAATTATCGTATATCCAACCTCAAAGATTGAGATGCCGTCAAGTGAAGTGAAATTCAGATTGACAGCGGAAACTTTGGATAAACTTCAACGAGCAACTGGTACTCTAGCAGTTCCTGATTTGGTCATCCGAAGAGGTGATCGTGACCCAAGTAAAGTGATTGCCGAAGTCCTTGATAAGAGGAACGATACTTCAAATACATTTAGTGTTGAAGTGGGCGATTACATTGGTGGTGATTCTGATACCGAATTCAAATTCTTCTTCTTAACTGAACGTATGAAGATGTTACCGGGCGATTACGATGTTGAAATTTCATCCAAGAAGATTTCAAAGTTGACCACTACAGATGGTAAACTAACTTATTGGATTGCTTTAGAACAGGATTCAACTTATGAATAAAGATTTTCTCTGGGTAGAAAAATATCGCCCTAAGAAAATTGACGAATGTATTTTATCAGATTCTCTGAAAGATACATTTCGGGAATTTTTGTCGAATGGGGATATGCCAAATCTCTTGCTGAGTGGTTCAGCAGGAACAGGCAAGACCACTGTCGCCAAAGCCCTATGTGAAGAACTTGGTTATACTACGTTAGTTATTAATGGGTCGCTTGATAGAAATATCGACACGTTGCGGAACGATATCTCCACGTTTGCTTCTACTGTCTCCTTTGATGGTGGGAAGAAATGTGTTATATTAGATGAGGCAGATTATCTGAATCCACAATCGTTTCAGCCTGCACTACGTGGCTTCATAGAGCATTTTTCCAAGAATGTAAGATTCATCTTGACTTGTAATTTCAAGGACAAGATTATCGAACCAATCCACTCCCGAACTACATATATTGATTTTAGAATAGGCAACAGAGAATTGCCTGGTCTAATGGGCGATTTTATGAATCGAACAATCAATATACTCGGTGAAGAAGGTGTTACAATCGAAAGTAAGCCAGCACTGGCTGAATTGATTAAACGCCATTTTCCTGATATGCGTAGAACACTAAATGAACTCCAGAGATATTGTGCAGGTGGCACTGTTGATACTGGTATTCTCGCCCGAGTTGGACAAGCAGACTTAGATAGTTTAATGACGATGTTGAAAGACAAG